AAAACCATTTGAAAGCTCATTAGATTTATATTATGAAACTGTAACTTGTGGTTTAATATCAACATTAAACACTGAAATATTAGCCGGATCTAGTGCTCAACCAGCAAGTATAAAATTTGACGATGACTCAACCACTACTTCATTTGCTGAAGGGTTAGACGCAGGTGCAAACGGGCAAGCAATTGGGCCTAATCTAAAAACGCTTGATCAAAACAACAGCGCAATTACTAGCGGCTTAACATATTCTATTGTAAGCGTATTAGAAGATGGCAATACTTCACCTCCTTTACAAACAACTGGGGATAGCCATTTTGGTATTTCTGAAGATGGAAATAATTTTAAAATTAAAGTTACTAATAATAAATTTTATCATGGCACATCCGGCCATATATATACAGTAAGAATAAAAGTTGTTAATTCAGCTAATCAATCGGTTGAACAAGATTTTACGGTAAATTTAACAAACTCAGTGCCAGATCTAGTATTGCCTGCGGCCGCGACTCATACACATTTTAATTCATCGGGTGTAATTTTTAGCCCAACATCAGCGGTAAATGGAAGTTCAGATACAACACAAAACACTATAAACATAACGCATAGTATAAAGCAAGTTACATTTGATCCAACAGGAGCTAATGAAACCACAAATACACATAAAAATAAATTTAGTATTAATAGTAGTACGGGAGCGGTTAGCGCTAATAATCATAATTTTCCCGATAGTGAAATTGGAAAAGTTTATAAAATAACTACTGAGATTAATGATAATAGTGGTGTTACACAATCTAATACAGATGATGCTTTTTGCGAAGTTACAAT